CCCACCGGCAGCCCCATTAAGGTCTCCACCAAGCTCAATGCCTCCGTATCCGGCACAAAGTCCGAGGTGTGTAATTGTTTTGGTAGTATCCACATTATTTCATTGCCTCCAAACGCATTTTGTCCGCAGGCAGGCCGATGCCTGAGCAGTCCCCGAGTGCCTTGCACAGATCGCGGTAAAATGCAGAGTTTAAGAATGCAATCGCGGTGCGTTGGTAGCGTTCGCGGTCGTTTTTGGTGTTGTTCCGCAGGTAATCGCGGTCATTTTTTGCGTCAAGAACGGCTTGGCGGATCATCGCGCAGAGCAGCCGTCGGGTATAAATAAGCTCGTTGTCTATTTGCTTGTCAGGTGAAATTTGTGGCAAATCGGGCATGCATATCTTCGCAGGCTCTTCTTGCGGTTGCGGCGGGCGAGCCGCACTTCGGCGAGTTTGAGTGCCACGGTGCGCTCGCTGGGGTAGGCCTTCTTGCTGAGACACATGTCTCAAATCGTCTCTGGTGCGTATTCTCTCACTCATTTCGTCTTCTTCCAATGGTGGGTCTCGATGTATTTGCGGACGCGCTCCGCATCAGCCTCTGCCTGTTGCCGTTCCTCCAGCGCGTAGGTGTGCTGGTAGGGCGGCAACGGCACGCCGCGCTCGAGCCTCGGGCCGATCGGGCAGGCGTTGGCGCAGATTGCCAGGCGTAGGGTGATTTCAGGGAGCATGGGGGGTTAGTTATTTTGCGCTGAAAATCCCGCAAATTTTAGGGAGTCTTTTATTTTTAATCCTTGACCGGCACCCGATTGATTCTAATTCCGGTAAAAGCTCATCAATTATACATTCAGCGCCGCCAGAACTATAAAACCCAGCAGGCTTTTCTATTAAAATCCATGGATAATCGCACTCGCAACATTCCTCAAAATAGAAACATAAATCAGAAAAGGTTAAGTCGTCTAATTCGCCTTTAACAAAAGCAGCAATATGCTTTTTTGCTTGTAACAACCAAGTTTTACTGTAACCTTCCTGCTCCATCCACAAGTTAACTTCTTTAGGGATGTCGTATTTATATCTTAAAGAATCTTTTAAGTTTTCTATTTCTAATTCTGTTTCTAAATTTTCGCTTAACTTATAAAGTTCGTCTTGTGCTTTTGCCACACGCATTAAGCGGTCTTCAATCTGTGCAATGGCGATCTTAATTTCAGTCGTCGTAAGCTCTCGATTATGCTGATAGGTTTCGGTTGCGGTTTCCATTCTTTTAGTTCCTCTCCTTCATTGTGTTCATAGTTTTCTGTTTCGTTTTTAGTAAATTCACTAATTACTCTACTTTCGGTTGAATCGACTTTTCCGTTTAAGTCGTAAATTTCGCGGTCATAGATTGATCCGTGAAACACTCCATTCCCGGACAAATCCAAAATTGTGCAAACTGACTTTCCTTGAGCCTTGCGGGTTCCTCTCCCAATCATTTGCTTCCAGAGGCATCTGCTGTGTGTGTAACGATTAAGAACCACTAAATCCACGCACGGGACATCTGTGCCCTCTGTAAAAATGGTATGGTTGCAGAGTATTTTGATGTCGCCATTTACAAACTCGTCAAATAAGGTTTCCCTGCTTTTCTGGTTAGTTGCGCCATCAATGCTCGCTGCTCTAATTCCCTTTTCTGTTAAGATTTGAGCTAACTCAGCGGCTTCTTTAACTGAGCGGCAATAAACAATCCCTTTGTTGAAACTGACTTCAGTGATTCGCTCACTTGCCGCCATTGGAGACCACGCGAATGTCTTTTCTGATCTAGGAATAAAAACCCTAACAGGGCACAGCGTGCCGTTTTCCGTAAGCTCAAATATATCAGGGCCGTGAATAATTTTTGAGAAACCGCACGATCCAAGCCCTACTCCGTCGAGTCTGTAAGGAGTCGCTGTGAGTGCGATGATTTTTGACCGACTATAATCAGCCAAAATTTTCCTATATTGAGCAGCCGCTACATGATGACCCTCATCAATAATTATGTTTTTGTAATAACCAGATACGGCGCTCTGAGCCATAAAGACATCAACGCTTTGGCGATAGTCTCTAACCTGTTTTGCCAATTCCTTGCGATGGGTGATCCATGCCGTGCTGCCTTGTAGGTTTGGCAACAATCCATGCAAAGCTATGACTGTTTTTCCTGATCCGGTAGGGCAGGCAACGACAACCTTTTGATGCAAATCAAAAGCTGAGATCGTTTCAGTAACGATCTTTTCTTGATAATCTTTTAGCCTAAAGGTTGTCATTGCCATAATCCTCAAAACGGAATCTCGTCGGATTCTTGCTTCTTGGTCGGCTTGGCTGCGGGCTTGGCTTCAAGCCACCGCTCGATGGTGTTGAATCGCGCGTTCGGATTGGTGCTTCCGGCCTCCTCGCCTAAGACCACCCATGCGGACATGCCGACAAAATCCTCGGCCTCGATCGTGACCTCTTCTCCTGGCACGACGGCTTGCCCGAGTGCTTGGCGCACTTGGTCGATCTTCCATGCGGCCTTGGCCGTAAAGGTCAGGTGCTCGGAGATTTCTGGCCCGTTGGTGCCGTCTGGCATCTTGACGCGGCAGGTGAGCTTGATCATTGAGTTTCCAGCTTGGCTGGTCTTTTCGACGCCGTTGGTGATTTCGATCTGGTATTTTCCCGGCTCGACGAAGTATGTCTCGCGGGGTTCTGTTTGTGTGTAGGTAGGCATATTATTATTTGGTTTTGGTTTGTCTGAGGGTGGTGATGGGTGATCCGGCCTTGATTGCTGTCTCGTCGACTTCCACGCCACCGGCTGCGCAGAATTCGCGGAATTTTGCTCCTGTCATCTTGCCGCCGAGGGCGAGGATGAGGGTTTCCTTCGAGACATTTTCGGACGCCTTGGCGATGGCTGCGGCTTCCACATATTCGCGGCCGGCGGAGGTCGAGACCTTCCAGCCGGGAATTTCTTCGCCGTCGGCGAGGCGTTTTTTGAGGAGTTCGATGACCGGCTCGGCGATGTGCTTCTCGGCTGTCTTCCAGTTGGCGGCGAAGACACTCAGCTTTAGCGGGTCGGCGGCGATCTCCACGCGGATCTCGTCCAGCGTGCGGCCCTCGGTCTTGACGAGTGCCAAGGCGCTCTCGGCTTGGCGGGTAATGGCCCCGCAGGAGTTGAAATGCGCGCACCAGGTGCAGTATTCGCAGGGCGTAGGCTTAGCGTCCGCGCTTGTGGCCTCGGCGATCCACCGCTGCGTCGTGGCCTCGGCCTCAGCGCGTGTGAAGTCGTAGGAGCGGACAAGCTGTTGATCGACATAGACCACATGCGCCGTCCACGACTCGGCAAAGTGATCTTCCATGCAGCCGAGCGCATAGGCGGCGAGCTGCTGGCGGTAATTCCGCACTTGGCCGGTCTTGATGTCCGCCACCCAGCGTGCGCGCTTGCAGATGGCGTCCGCGGTGCCGAGCTTGGAAAGTCCCGGCACTGCCATGGCGAGATATTCCTCGCGGGTCTCGACATGCTCACCACCGGAGAGGCGATTGAGCGTTTCGATGCCCCAAGCTGCGACATCCATATCGGCTCGTGAAAGTTGCGAAAGAGGAATTGGATCGCCATCCATCGCCAGCCGAATCGCGCGGTCGATAGCCGTCCCACGCTCCGCCGCTTCGCTGGAGCCAGAAGCTCCAACGAATACGGCACATTCCGCAAGTTTCGGTGCCATGGAGGGGGTGAGTTCTTTACTCATGCCGCCTCCTTCAACTCGGTAGCCTTGGCAATCAATGCCTCCGGACGAGCCACGATGTTTGCGCGGAGTTTCTCCGAGACATCCCGCCAAGTTTGTCCTGGCTTGATGCTCTTGTTGGAGATCAGGAAGGCGTTGACCGCATCCTCGTTGGCCTCAAGCATCTCGAAGGCCCGCACATGCTCGGCACCGACCACGACCACCGCCGGTTCAACTTTCACTTTTGGCGTTGCGCTTGTAGCGAATAAATGCGCCACCGAATCCCACTCCATCGGCAACTCTTCAGCCAATCCGCTGCGTGTCTTCGCGTCGTATGCTGCGCTGTGAGTGGTCAAGATAATGCGCTGCTTGCCGCCTGTGCCCTTGGCTTTGCCGTTCTCTGACTCAACGACTTTCGTCTTGAACCGGAAGAACCAGAGTTCGTCCGCCCATTCCTTCACGAGCGGCGAGCTTTGCTTGCTCATTTTGAGTTCGTAACGGTCGTATGCCGTCATAAGATCCGGCGGCTCGACGCGCTGAACCTTGCTGTGAGCAAGAAGCACGACATGTTTGCCATTCGCGATTAGCGAATCCAGCGCCGTCAGCATCCGGCTCATGCGTTCGGCCACCATCACCCAGCCTTTTCCGTAGCCATAATCTTCAATGCTGGCCTTCTTGGTGCTGGCGAGCAGGTCTTCGACGCATAGGCGCTCTGCCCAGTCTGCCGAATCGATGATTACGGTCTGGTAGTCGCTGGCTGCGACCTCTTTCAGTGCGCCGTTGAGTTCCGCCCAGCTGTTAATCTCGCAACGATCGGTGTCCAGGTGTGCCGTGCCTCCCTCGATGTCGAGGAACAATGGATTTGGAAACTGCGCGGCAAATGTTGTTTTGCCAACCGATTCCACTCCGTAAATGACCACGCGCTGTGGCCTTGTCTGCGTTCCTTTTGTTATCTTCATTTTTTTGTGTTTGAGGCAGCGAAAACGGCCACTGCCAGTGCCGCCCAACTATGGGATTTGATGCCGTAAGTCTGGCCCGGCTTGGCCTTGGTTCCCTGTGGCCCGACGAGATCGAGCAACGCCTGACGCACATTGGCGTCCTTTGCTCGCATCGTGCCGCAGAGAAAAAGTTTGATGTCTTTGCGATAGCAAAGAACCGGCTCCACCCGAGCCACCTCCGTAAACCGACCGATCCAGACACAGGTTTCAAAGGTCGAAGCACCGACAGCCATGCCGTAGGAGGCAATCATTTCAATGGCGCAACGGTCGTATTCGCGGCCGATGAGCACCTGCCGCATCTCCGCATTCGAAATCCACCCGTGGTCAAGAATCTCACCCGCACGGTATTGGACAAAAGCGCTGTGGGCCGTGCCCGGATCAATGGCAAGGATCGTCTCAGTCCTCATCGTCGAATTCCTCCCAACGACGGCGTCGCTCGCGGTGGTCTTTTATCTCATCCCACATTGAGCGCCTGCCGATGTGGTAACAGGCGAAGCAGCTCCCAATGGATAGAAACCACAACACTATTGCAAAAGTGGCCGTCATTTTTATCCCTCCGGTGGGTTCGGAAACGGCATCCAGTGGGTGACAGGGATTTCAATGACTCCAGCAGAGAGCCATCTCCAGTCGATGCCGTCATGGAAGCCAGCTTCCACATGGCCGTCCTCTGTAGCGACAATGACATCCGTATCGGAGTCCGGCATGCCCTCGCCTACATGAGTCCACGCGCTCATTCCTTCACCTCCACGAGCACGGTCTTGAGCGTCGTCTTCGCCACCGGCTTGACCTCGGCCACCTGTTCAACGATGAGCCAAGTTCCCGACCAGTCGTCGTCTCGGTCAGACAACGGAGATTCGCTTTGATTCCAGCACGCTTCAAAATCGCGGCGGATGCACGCCTCGGCTGCGGCCCTCGTGTCGAAAGGTCCGCGCACTTCCTTCATGCTGCCGTCGAGGCTTTCGGTTTCGATGATCCAGAATTTCATCGTGCGAGCCTCCAGGTTGCCCAAGCCAGCCCGACGAGCGGGGCGACGGTGCCGAGGTAGGTGAGGAAGTAGCCGATGGATCGGCAGACTGCTTGTGGGTCGTTTATATCAATCATAATTTGGTTGGGGTGATGTGGGTGGCTTGGAGCCGGTGTTTGAGAAAAAACTTGGTCTTGGCATCGCCGAATCCGGCGGCCTCGATCGTGTCGCGGATCGGTCCAAAGACGTGGCAAAAGCCCTCACAGAGGTAGAGGCGTGGGGTCTTCATTTCGCGGGCCTCCGGTTCGAGGTCTCGCCGATCTGGTCCGACATCCAGTTCTGGAATGACGCCTGAAAAATCCTCCAGCCGCCTTTATTTGCGAGCGGCTTGCAGGCCGAAAAACTTCCGCGCCGAATGTGGCGAAGGATTGTCTCCCTGTGAGCGCCGGTTTCTTCGGCGGCTTGTTTCACGGTCATCGTGCCCTTCATTTCGAAGCCCTCCGCTTGTTCTCTTTTTGCCGATCCATTTTTTCTTTCACGGCTTGAGCGATGATCCGAGAGACCGGCATCCGGCCTTCCGCTGCGGCTGTCTGCTTCAGCCAATTCAGCATGTCGCTCGGCATACTGACGCTTGTTTTTACGAATGCGTTTTGCATGGCGCATTTCTTACTACCAAGTCGCAAGCGGTAGCAATATTTTATTAGTAGATCACCCCATAAGGAAATGTTACTTTTTTCTTGACATCCGCATAAACACTATCTCTGCGGGCGAAAATTTATTTTTGCCTGAGTAGTAATTTCTGCTACTATTGAGATATGAAATCAGACTCCCTGTGCAAAAAAGTCAGCGTTTCTTTGCCTGCAAAACTCTACGAGTGGCTTATCCAAGAGGCTCAAAAAGAGAGCGAAAATCGCGGTTCAAGGCTGACCGTTTCAGCCCTGATTCAGGAAATTATTAACGACTGGAAAAAGGGAAAAGCAGCCTCCCCAGAGCATGCTGGTGCCAATCTCCTGAAAGCGTCAAAGAGTTTAGATTCTATGTCCTCAACAGCTACGAAGAAGACCTCCCACTGGGCTGGTTAGGTCAAATCCATGATCTGACCTCCGATGCGGATTTCGGGGGGGGGGGGTAACTTGTTGCTTTTTATAGTTTTACCAATGCTTCTCTGCGCGTATCCCTAGACCGCCCACCACGCCCGCCAATCCGCACGGCGCGAAGGCACGGCATAGACCCGTTTGACCATGGCCGTTGTCGAATGCCCGAGCTGGTGCGCAGTCTTGCCAGCGTCCTGTCCGCGCCCGAGGTGATATGTCGCGTAGGAATGCCGCAAAGCATTTTCTGGAAACTGCGACCACGGCACCTTGCCAGCCTCGTGAAGCCGCCTGATGAGCGCCTGCCGCTCCGCGTAAATCCGCAGCGAGGCCGGGGGCAGAATCAGCCCATTCTTTTTATCGTCTTCAAAGAACGCCGCCCTTCGCGTCAGCGGCTCGGTGAAATCAACGATGCGCTCCGGCAGTCCGCTGCTCTGTTTTGAAACTTCCCGCCGCACCTCGATCTCTCCCCGCGCTGCGTCAATATCCTCCCACCGCATCCGCCGCACCTCGATGGACCGAAGCCCCGCAAATCCACCCAGGAGAAACCAAGCCCGCAACTCGTCGCTCATCTCTTCCGCCAGAATCGTCGCCATTTCTCCCGCTGTGACGAGCGACCGCTTGGCATCTGCCTTTGGCGCTCTGATCCGGCGCAGCGGATTTCGGTCGATCAACTCCATATCAACGCACCAAGCAAAGAACCCGCTCGCGTAGCGATGCCAGCCCGCCCGTGTCGTCGGTGATCCCTCCACCGAATCAAACCACTTCCCCGCCTTGAGCGGCGTCACATTCGCAACCGGCCCGTCAAACGCCTCCAGCAACTTGCCGCAAACCCGCTCTATCTTGTCCTTGTGCGCCTGCGACGACTTGGATTTCGTCGCAACATAATCCCTCACCGCAGATCTCATTGAAAGCCCACCTTGCTCCTTCTCCCGCAGTCCCTCCGTCCCTGTCTTTTGCAGAGCCTCCAAAAGCGCAGGCCCAGCCGCCCAAGCCTCAGCCTCTGTGGCGAAGAAGCGCCGAATCCTGTTGCCCGAAACAGCCGCCGGAATTTCCAATTTCCATGTGCCGGGTCTGGATGCGTTGGGACTGACAAAATATCGAATTTTCATTTCGCGGG